TCCAGTCTGAACATTAAATAATCGTATCTTGCCATCCCAATGTCTCTTTTGATAGTGTGGCATAAACTTAGCACCAGGCACTTCAAAAGTGAATTGATCAGACAATTCATAATATACATGAGGTTCTGCTTTCACATGTAGAAAGACCTCATTCTTTTTTGATATAATCAAATGACTCATAATCCTATACCAGTATAGAATTATTTAGAGCCTATTTTTCAGTCATTCCTATAGGACCTTTTCCCTTTTTAATATTTGCCATTCTTCTTTGATTATCTTTTATAGATTGTCTTATAGCACGAGAATGTGCTTTACTTTGTTTGATATCTACAGATAACATATAATTATCACCTGGATTCCACTTATGTGGTTCTACTTGAGATGAACCAGGAGTTTTAGCAACAGTACTTAATTCTGCTTTTGTTTTTCTAAACATAGGAGTTGGTTTCCTACCAGTTCCTTCATAATCAGTTATCTTATTTGATTTTCCAGATCTTCTTAATGCTTTATTACCCTTTCCTCTACTACCACCAATAGAACCAAGAATATGTTTATCACCAGTACCACTTAATTTACGTTTATATTCACCACCTTTAAGAGCACCTTGTAATTGAATCTCTCCAGCAGATCCATCTGCTCTCATATTAACTCCACCATCAGTAGCAAGAGGTTTTACAGTTCCAGAAAATCCCTCTGGAGATTTATGTTTAATTCTATTTTTAGCTATTATATTTCTTCCCAGTGCACTTTTTGCTCTCCAGGCTTTAGTTGGTTTATCACTAACATCCTTGCTATACAATATATTTTGAACCTTAGTCTCTAACTTATCAATATTTTTTGCTTTTGATAATTTTGTTATTGACTTAGGTAATTTAGATTTGAACTTAGGAAGATACTTGGGAAGTTTACGCAACCCAACACTTCCTAGTTTTACTAGAGCTTTACCTATACTTTCATTGAACTGATAAAAGGTTTTCATCCTACGATATCATCAAACCATTCTTGACTCATACCAGAAATAATTTTATCTGCTGCAGTAGCATCTTTTGCATATTGTTCTGATATAAGATATTCCACAACCTTCTCATAGTTCTCGTGGATTACTTTACTTTCTCTTGGAGTAGGTTTCATTTTTAATATTAGATCTACTAAGTTATTTAGTTATTTTTTATATGTTATACCTCTATTTTTTTCTAAATTTTGCCACCACCATAATGGTTGCAAATTTGTATAGTGAGCAGCTTCTTTAAATTGTTCGTCATCATACAAGTCAAATTCATGAAGGGGTTTGATGTGATCAACATGCCAACCATCCGTAGTATGATTATCCCAAGTCATTACCTCCCCCGTCTTTGGGTCACTATAAAACTGAGATTCTAAATGAACTACTAATTCATCAAAGGTGCATCCTAATTCTTGTGTGAATCTTTTAGATTGTTTTTTTCTATCTAAAACCTTTCTGAGTCTACCTCTCATAAGCATTTTTAGTTTATATGTAGGGTCGTTGTGATATTTTTTAGAATGATTTTTCCTAATCTTTTCCTTAGCCTCAGGTTTTGATCTATATTTTTTATCTGCTATAGATTTTTTTTCTCTAGCAGCATCAGTTGCTCTATATGGTTTTTGATAAACTTCCATACCACAACATTTACAGTAAGACTTCTTTTTATAGAAAACTTTTGGAGAACTATCATTAGGAAACTCATCAAGTGGTTTTATCTCATTACAAAGTCTACATCTTCTCTTTCCTTCCTTCTGAAGAGAATGAAGTTCTTCTCTATATACTTGTTCTTTTTTATACTCTTCCCAAGTTCCTTTACTTCTTTGCACATGTTCATTTTGACAAGGTTTACATTTACCTCTTCTTCCACCATACCTATCACATACAGCAAAATTTTCTATGGGTAAGATTTGCTTACACATATTACATTGTTTAGTTTTTTCAACTTTTTTACAATCCATTACTATAAATTACATACCTGCTTGAAATCTATTCCATTCTATTGCATTCTTAATCTGAAATGTTCTATTAGAAACATTTTTAATAATCTCTTCTAGAAATTTTAACGTTGCATCATAGTATCTTATCTTCAAATCTATCTTAGTTAATCTTTCATCGGCATCTAAATGTCTTTGTATAGCATCTTTTTCCCTAACTTTATATGGAAATGGTTCTTCAGCATAAACCTCTGGTTCTGCCTTTCCAGTATAAAAATTATATCTTTCCAATCTTATCTTACTATATTGCTCTCTAGCTTTCTCTCGCAACAAAGTAATAGTATTATAAAGAGTGTAATACTTTGAGTGTAATTGTGGAATTTTTAAAGATTCATCATGTAGGTTATCAGGGTCAATAACAGAATCTTTCTGCCACATTTCCTGAATTTGATCAAGATTCATAAGGGTGTTCTTCCGTCTGCTTCTAGTATGGTGTAAAGAGTATACTTGAAGTTTACCTCTGCTGTAAAGTAGTTAATATCCGTATCCGTTGCTTCAAATTCTAAAGAGGTTAATGATGTTGGAAACATATCAGTAAATTTTACAATAGCAACATCTCTATAATTACTATTTAAAATATGTAAAGCACCATCACTAAATGCTTCATTAGGATCTCTTTGATTATCTTGATCTGTAGTAAGATCTTTATACTGTTGAGCTGTCTCTGGAAAACCTAGTCCAGTTAACCAATTATGGATGGCCATATAATTTACCAACTCTTCATCAACCAAAAATCTAAGAGAGAAATCACCATATTGCAATTTATCACCAGGAACATCAATATCTTTTAGATATGATGGTTGGATTGCTGTACCTAAAACAATTTCAGGAATTCGGGCAGAATTGCAAAAGAAATTAACCTTTGGAGTTTTTGCGATATGAAATTTAAATCCTATAGGGGATAAAAAATTTCTATTAGCTATTTGATTCTCTAATGGATTTCTAGTTGTTGTCATTATTAACCTCCGTTGCCTCCTCCACCATTTCCACCGTTGCCGTTACCACCATTTCCATTCCCATGGCTACCATTACTATGCCCATTACCATTAGAACCATTCTTTTTCCCATTCCCATTTTTACCATCCTCATCAGGTTCAAGTGTAGCACCTCTACCTACATGGAATCCACGAGGTGGTATTACACATTTATTACCATCATAATACTTTCCTGGAGGACACCTTTTTTCAGCTGCCTCCTCAATAAATCGATCAAAATCTTTCATTAGTCAATAATTAGATTGTACCATTGTTCACTCATACCCATGATAATATTATCTGCCATTTCTTCTGTATCGGCATAACCTTCATCAATGAGATGTTTTACTATTTTATCATGCCTGTCAACAGCCTCTTTGTACTGTCTGGGAGTTGGTTTCATGGTAATACTACTTTTATTGTTATTTATTCACTTACAACAGTTGCATTAGCCCACCACTTCGGTTGATAGGTAATTCCTAAATCTGTAGTTATGGTTGTATTTTTTTGTGCGTCTGCATCTGCTTGATTAGAATATACTTTTCTTTTAGAGTAATCATTACTCCAAGCATTATCTCCAGTATAATATTCTACTCCACTATCAGGAACAGCAGAACCAAGAATACTTTCTTTTTTAATATGATATGGCATAATAGAACACAGGTCTCCTGAAATATTTAGATAAAAAAAAGAGGACTCCGTAGAGTCCTCTTGATGAATAAAGGAAATATATCCTTTCTTCTTACATAAGGTTTTGTACCTTAACTCTTCTATAGTACTTATTACTATTTCTGATGATTGCACCAGGATTAGTAGTTGTAGCACCCTGTGAGAATGGGTTAGCAACAATACCATAACGAGTCTTAAACCCGATTTTTGGTTGGAAAGTATTCTCTCCCACTGCACGAACCATCTGTAGAGGAACGTATGGGCAATAGAATAATCCAGCGTCATAAGGTGAAGTACCCTTGTATCCAGCAACATAGTACTGAGCACCAGCAGCAGATCCGTTGAATCCACCAGCATATGGGTCAATGTATACCTTATACTTACCTTGAAGAGTTCCAGCAAATGTATTGCCAGTATCATCAACATTAAGGTTAGCGTTAAGAGCAGGTGTGTAATCAAGTACACCAGCCATTGTTAGAGCAGAAGCAACGTCTGCGGAGCAAAGGATCATATTACCCTTTCCTCTACGAGTTTGCTGTGCGATAGCGTTGGCATCTCTTTCTATCTGGAAGATAAGTCCTTTGAACTTCTCAACTGACCATCTACCATTAGAATCGGTATCAAGGTCAAATGTACCACCAGTAGCAACGTTTGTTTGAGCACCAGGAACAGCAACGTTATAGATTGTACGAATGACTTCCCTGTTGATTTCAGCAAGGATTTCAGTCGAAAGAATGTTAGCAAGTTCTGCTTCTGCATTCAATCCATGAATTGCTTTCAAGTCCTGAGCAAGCTCAAGTGAGTATTCTGCTTTTAGAGCACGTGACTTAGCAGTAACGGTAACTTTCTCGATGGAGAATGCCATCTCGTTGAAACCATTACCATCGGTACCAAGGGCCTCAGCAGTTGCTGTGGTCATACCTTCACCGACGTTGTAAGTAGTAGCGTCATCGTCGCTAATACCACTTGTGCCGTCTAGTGCACCAGGGTTATGTCCCTGTTGTAAAGTTGTACCAATACCAACTCCGCCAGCGTTAGAACCAGCAACGTAGCCTGTTCCTCCAGAGAAGGTTGATTTATCAGTACCGATACCTGAGAATGCGGAATCTACTTCATTGTAGAATGTCTCATCGCCACTCTGACTGTTGTAGCGTGAACGCATTGCAAAGATAAGTCCAGTAGGACCATTCATTGGTTGAACACCAGCAAGGTCATAAGCGACCAAGTTTGGCATTGCACGACGAATCAGGCTAATAAGCACTGGGTCGAAGTTTGATATACTAGCACCAGTAGAGTTAGTAGGTGCTGCTTCGTTAAGGAATTCTGATTCCTCCTTTAAAGTCTTTTCTTGGTTCTCCAGAAGAACTGCGGTTACCATTCTCTTATGAGAATCTTTTATATCTCCCATACCTTCATGGTCTAGGACGGGGGCCCACTTCTCCTGCAGTTGTTCAGCATTGAACATTTGCATTTAAATTTACCTCTTTAAAAAAAAGTTTTAGTTTGATTTATAATAAAAAAATCATTTTTTAGCGACACGAGATAATGTCTGTAAGTATCCTTCCATCAAGCCAGACGGTGCTGCTTGAGGTGCCTCAGTACCTTCAGATATATTCTCCGAATTGTCTCTCTGAACGCCAGCATTTTCTGGGAAGTATGACTTCCTTAAAGTAACTAGCTTCTCACGGTATGTTTCCTCACTATCAAACTCAACATTTTCAGCAAGAGTAGCGAGTTTGTCCTTTTGTGAAAGTGCTAGACCTTCAGTTGCTTCTGCGAAAATTGCGTCTGCGGAGGATTCGGCTAATCTCTTATTAAGAGCAACATTCTTATTGATTTGCTCGTTGAGTTTTCCTTCCATTTCATCAAGTTTTTCTACCATACTATTGATAACATCATATTTCTCTTCAGGGATAGTTACATAATGATCTTCAAATAGTGACTTCATCCCAGTTAAGAAGGAATCTGTCATTTCTGTCTTAAGTCCATGTTCTACTGCAAGTGCATTTTCTGCAATCCACTCATCAGCAACATATTCTAGATAAGCATCTGCTCTATCTTCGATTTCCTCTTTGATAGATGCAACCTGTTCGGTTAATGATTGCTCATACTCTTTCTTAAGTTCTTCTTTTAATTCAGAAACCTTAGACTTAATTGTGGTTTCGAATATTGTACGTGCCTTGTTTTGGAATTCTTCAGAAAGTTCCTCTCCTGCGAATAATGCAGCAACGTCTTCTTCAACGTTAAGTTCTGCAGTTACTTCCTCTTCCTCAGCAACAACTTCTTCTTCAGTAGTCTCTTCTTCAGCAACTACTTCCTCTTCAGAAGTTTCTTCCTCGGCAACGATTTCCTCTTCAGTAGTTTCCTCTTCAGATACAACCTGATCTTCAGGCTTCTCCTCTTCCTCCTTTTTCATGGTAGGCATTGCTTGATCACCAGGTGTTGCATTTTTATTAACAACATCTCTGACCTGCTTGAGAGTTTTACCAGGTGTGTTTAACTTAGCTGAATTATCATCAACCTTGTAATTTTCTGGGGTAGGGCCGCCTAGATCCTCTATTTGTGCAGTATTGCCAGGTGTTTTAGCACCTTGTGGGCCTTTATGCATTGGTTCTCCAGGTGCAGCATTTTTGTTTACTACGTTTTCCATTTCTTGTAAATCGTTACCAACGGACATTTTTTTAGATATTTTTAAATTAATCTGTATTTATTTATAGAACTTAAAGATTTGATAAAAAATCGTTAAAGAGATTTATCTTATGTTCTTCAAGTGCTTTTTGACTAACAAGGGTGTTAATTCTCTTTTTAGTCTCATCGACAAAGTGTTCACGAAGGATTCCACCTTCCCAAACCCATTCTTTGCCTTCCATAATTCCATTAACAAAAGCATCAGGTGCAGAAGGATCAGCAACGATATCAGCAGCAGTTGCTAACTGAAAATCTTCACCAACAACCTTAAGACCATCCTTGTCTTCTTTTAATGTTCCTATACCACGGGAAGAAACACCAAGAGTTACACCTTCTGCAATAAGAGATTTTGCAATCTTACCCATAGGTGTCTCAAGTAGTTGTGCCTTACCAATAAAATTATTTCCTTCTCTATGAAGATCAACAATTTTATGAGAAACTCTATCAAGGTTTACGGTAGGACCATCAGGATGACCAAGTTCACCAACAGCACGGCCTTTTGCAACAAAAGACTCATTGTATCTACCTACCTCTTTTGCAAGAGTTGCTACAGGATACATTCTCCCATTACGATTTTTGAGATCCCCTTGTAGGAAAACTCCCTCAATATACATTTTCTTTTTAGCACCTTTTCCTTCGGTGATAAACTTAACGCTTGAAATTTCTTCGGTAATGAGTTTCATTTTCTTAATTAGTAAATCCTACTTGAGCTGCTCTAAATGTTCCTTTACCCCAAATGGTATAAGAGGGTGGTTTTTCAATAAATTCAACAGCACCAGCTGCTACAGTCATAGAACCAATTCCACTCCAAGTACTTATTCCTAATGGATCTGTAACACTTATTACATTTACAGAACCAGAATCATTATAAACTCTTACTAATGTTGCTCTGTTAACAGTGGTACTGTTTCCAATAGCAGCAGTAACAGATATTTCTTCACCCATTAATTTAACTATTTCAGCCATTATTCTTCCTCTGATGTTTCTGGTTCTGGTGTACTAGTATCAAACATTGAAGACCCTACATTTGCCTTTTGAGCATCTATTTTATCCGCAGCTTTTGCGAATAAAACTTCTTTAATCTTATCACTAATATCAGCCGCTGAAGAATCAGTAGCAATCAAATTGACAATTTCTTCCATGAAAATTAATATAATCCTATTCTTTATTTATATCTCTGCTTTCTTAGTATCTTTTCCCAACTGAGCATTGGTGATTCCATCATCAATTTCAGGATCCATTGGAATATCTCCCATCATGCCTTCATCAGGTAATGGTTCTCCAGTTATAGGATCAATTGCATTTGGATCAGGTATAATACCATCTTTAATTTCCTTTTCTATCTGCTCATCCTGTTCAAGAATTTCACCATCAGTTTGACGTAAAACATTCTTACGCACCCATTCTTGTGAATAGAATCTTCCAATATAAGGTTCGATAGTAGCAAGAGTTCCCAATCTTTCATTCATCATCTCAGTTTCTTTGAGTTCAGCAAACTGATTATCATATAAGAAATCATATTGGATATGCTCACTAATAGTTTCCCAATCTTCAGGAGTGACAATATTCTTAAGAATCAACTGAGTCTTTAGCATATCTGTGAACATATGTGCAAAACGCTTTCTTAAACGTCCTACAAATTTAGAGAATTTTAATTCATCTCTTAATATTTCAGATGAACGACCTAAATTAAAACCACCTTCTGCAGCAATTCTAGATTCAGGAACACCTAATGCTCTATAAAGTTTCTTTTGGAAGTACTCAATATCAGCAAGTTCTCCAAGGTTTTGTCCACCAGGAAGTGTTGTGATTTCTGTTCCTCTACCACCTTCTCTACGTGGTAACCAGAAATCTTCCATCATAGACATGAACTTTCTGTCATCTCTAACTTCACCAGTATTTGCATCATATACTAACTTATTGCGATAACGATTCATTACCTCTCTGAGGTATTGCTCTGCCTTAACTTTAGGAAGATTACCTACGTCAATATAGAATATTCTTCTTTCAGGTGCTCTTGATAATCTGTAAATTACAAGACTATCCTCAATCATACGGAGTTGATTAAGGGCTTTAATTGCTTTATGAAGATATGAAAGAACAGTTCCTTTGTTTCTATCTACAAGACCAGAAGTTACATAAGTAACTGAATCTTTTGCAATCTTTACACCTTTAGAACCACCACCCCCAGTTATAGAATTTGATGGGTATGCTGGTGTAGGTGTGTATATAAAATATTCTTCTATTTCAGGTGTTATTACTTTAGTAGAATCTGTATTATTATTTTGTATAGATAATCGATCATCTTTCTTTTTCTTTTCTTGACGAACGTACCTCATTTTCATGGGGTCGATGTATCTAATTTCCTTTATTCCTTCTTCTGGTTTTTTTACATCAATTGCTTTAAAATAATATAATCTGCCATCAATATACCAATGTCTGAGTATTTCATGCGATTTTTTATCAAAATCCATTATATCTTTAATGGTTTTGAATTCTTCTCTTATTGCATTCTTTAATTTATCACTTGCATTCAAGTTTGATAACTCAATCTCAATAGGAGAATCATATAGGTCACTAACAATTGCTTCATTAATGACATCTTCAATAGCACCATCACACTCTGGGTGTAATGCCATTTCTCTATATCTTTTTATTAAATCAAATTCAGTCCTATAGACACCTTCGATGTCAACATAAGAACCATAAAATCCACTGCTAATATAATTATCAACCCCGTCCTCATTATTCTGAGGAACGGGGGATATTACTGAAGGAGATTTTTTCTCCTTATCAAGTGAAAAACCAAATAACCTGGCCATAGTATAATTTACTCTTGTTATTTAACTATTTATCTGATATCTTCACCGCCAGCTGCAGCAGAAGTACCTTTAAACGCTTCCCAGAAATGAACTTGCATCTCAACAGTAAACTCTTCTAGAGTATCTGTTGTCTCATAATTTAAGTCAATAGTAGAAATATTGGTTGGCCAAATATCCCAGAACTTATATGTTCTAAGTATTCCACCATCACGATCTAACTGATGGACCATTGCATCTTTCTGATATTCCTCAGGATTCTGAAGTCCAGTTGCGTCATCTAATTTGTTGATAACATTCATCCACTTTTCGAAAGCAGAACGAATTACGAAATCAACATCATTAAGGACTGTAATTGTCCATGTTTCGAATGTTCTATCTCCAGCGATTTTTAAAATACGACCTCGGAATGGAATTTCGATTGGTGCTACAGTTGATGAAGGAAGTGCTGCTGCTTTTACTAAGAATCTTGCTTTTTGCAAGACATCGTTTTCTATTGCGACAGCATTTGGAAACGCTAGTTCAACCTCAAAGAGATTCGGCCTAGCTCCACCACCAGTTAACTTGCTCTTGAAGTCGCTGATTTTCCTTAGTGGAATACTGTTCTGTTGAACTCTACTTGGCATTGTTTTTGGACCTCTTAATTAATTAAACGTTACCGATGACTTCATCAAATGAAACACCAGTTCTGGTAGCAACAAAGGTAAGACCAATGAAGTTGATAGAACGTGCTGGTTTGATGTATATATCTGCAATGAATTCATTTGCATCAATTACTGCAGCAGTGTTATTTGTTTCATCACAAATAACAACATAATCTATGATTCCTCGTTTAGCCTGAACATCACGGAGGAATGGTTCGACAATATTTACAAAGTTAGTTCTTGTAATCTCATCGTTAAACTCAAAGAGTTGATCTCTCGCAGCAGCAGAAATTGCATCTTCAAGGAAGATAAACAATCTACGAACGTTAATACGATCAAATGCTGATGCCTTAGCAAATCCTGTCTTATCACCAAATAGAATAATTCCTGATCCAGGTTGGAAAATAACAGGATTAATTCTAGAAGAATAGAGTCTATCTCTTTGATTCTTAGTTGGATTGTATGCTAGTTTAACAGCATTTTGAATTGCTCCTCTTGCAGTACCTGCAGGTGAGAACCAAGGGAACTGATTAATATCAGTCTTAGCACATAATCCAGCAATATCACCGTTTAAAGGAACATATCTAAATGAATTTGCAAATCTATCGTACATATACTTGTATCCACTATCGAATACTGCATATGATGATGATGTAACAGGTTCAAAGAAATTGATTACATTATCTGTAATGTCAGCATCACTTAGAATCTGTACTGCTTCCTGACTAGAAGAGTCAGAAATCATTGCTGCTCTATGAGGAGAAATAAATGCAACCGCATCCTTTCTTAATTCAGCAACAGAAATTAATTTAGTTGCAAGAGCTCTGGTATCAAATTCACCATATTTTCCAGAACCCATAAGTAAGAAGTCTACATCAACTGCAGTATCATTCTCGAATAATGTATAACCAGTTATTAAGTCGTCTAATCCAGAATCAAGTGCACCAGTAGTTTTAAGATTTGCTTTGTGACCATAATCTGTACCACCAGATAATGTATCATTTACAGTTCCTGCAGAACCAAAAATAATTCCTTCTGCGTCTTGATCCCAATCACCATCAGCAAACTTAGTGTATCCACCTGCTGCAAATCCAGTAGTAGTAACTCCTGCTGGTTGACTTGTACCAAAGACATATTCAGAATTTGTCTGTAGATACTGTCTCCAGTATGAAGGTGAACCTACTGAGAATGTTGCATCTTTTGCTTTAGAAAGATTCAAATGCTTTTCAAGAATTGATCCAGCATTACCTGTAATTGTTCCTTTTGCATCAATTACAATAACATGAAGTTCATCAAATCTTCCACCTCGTGCAGATGCATACTCTGATGTTGTTGGACGTTCTGCAAGTCCATTCCACTTTATCTTGTTAGTTGTCGTTGCACCACCAACAGTTGCAGTTGAAACTTCTATTTCTTGTGAATCAAACCAATCTGCTGCAGCAGTTACTGTAGGTGTTGCGGTAACTACACCAGCATTGGTTATAATAGAAAGAGCTCCTGTTGTTCCAAACTTGTAGATACTATTATAATCTATTGCAGTTTCTGTTGATGCTCCAGATACATGAGATAGGAATTTAACCTCTACGTCAGTTGTACCCTTCTTAGTAATAATTCCTTTAAAGTATCCATCAATAGTTTCAGTTTTTCCTGCACCAGTAGTTCCTGTTTTTGAAACCACTGTTCCTGATGGGACAGTTTGAGTAACTCCCATTCCAACTTCAACATTGGTTAAAGCACTTAATGTTAGACTTTGATCTGCATAACCATCTATAATTCCAATCTTAATTCCATTAGACCAAGAACCTGGGTTTCTGGATACTATTGTTGCTCCAGAATATGTGGAAATATCATACCCCAATTCTTCATAATGCTCTACACTCTTAATTTTTACACTAGCAGCAGCACCTACAGTTCCGTTATAAAGACCTGCATCATCTGCTCTAACTACATTTGCTTGTCCACCATATGCCAAATATGAAGAGGCAGTTAACCAAGTTTCATATTGCTTGTCTATATCATACGGTTGTCCAAACGTATCAAGTAGTTCATTCTCATTAGCAATGAGAGTTGGTTCTCCCACTGGACCTTGTGCAAAAGGCCCTACTATTCCACCTATTTTATCGGTAGTGGGATCGACTCTTCCTAAGGTTAAGTCTACTTCCCTTACCAAAACTCCAGGAGATGCTAAATTTAAAGGCATCTTGTTTTCCCCTCGCAGTCCAAATTTATTCTAGAAATATTTATTAAATTATCTTTTTTACATGCATTTATTCAACGATAGTCCCACATGTAGGATCTATCTCCATATTCATCAGTGTGCCATCTATCCCCTTCATCATCAACAAAACTATCCATATCCTCAAATCCATCAGAAATAAATCCAAATGGAGCCATATCTTGTTCTATCTGATTTTTCTGTTCATCATATATTCTTTTACGAACATCTTGATCAGACATTTCTTTAAAATAATCTTGACAAACCAACCATGAAAATATAACAAGACACATTGCAAGGTCATCATTAGATCCTTCCTCTGCCTCAAATGAATTTCCTTTCTGAGCAAATGTGGTTAATTCTGCAATAATATCATAATCACAGGTAAGTAACTTATCATCTTCCATTAAAGTTTTAAGATTAGAGCAGCCCAATTTTTTAACTGCTGATGTCATTCTAACACCAAGTTGTGTTTTCTTACCTGAAAAACCTTGACCTACAATTTGACCATTTCGACCTCTCATTGTAGCCATTAAGATATTATCATATTCCAAATCATACTGAAGAATACTTGCAACCTGATCTCCAATATCATTTACTTCTATCAATACAAATGATTGATTGTATGCCTTTGCTACATCAATAATGATATTGGGGAATAACATTGGTTTAATTTCATTATTCCTATACTTAGCAACTACCTTATACGGAAACTCTGTAGTATCAAAAACTAAAAAAGCAGAATAATCATTACCAAGTCCTCTAGCAACATCAACCGTCATTATATAATTGTGCTCTTTTATTGGTTCTTCGTAAATATCAAGACCAGCATTTCTAGTCTTTGGTTCTTCGTATACAAGATTTTTAAGTTTTGCTGCACTAATTAGAGTATTAACAGAACCTAAGAATTCACATTCAAACTCAATTTTAAATTGTTGTTCTGAAGTATTAGCTATAGTCTGCTCTTTCCATACAGAATCTCTACCAGGAACTTCACTCCAATGAACATCAGTTGGTACATATTCACTTTTACCTTTTTCACTATCGTGCCACATACGATAGAAATGATTCATACCCCGTGGAGTAGAAACAATAATTACTTTAGTACTTTGTCCAGACGTGATAGTAGGATAAACAGAGGCAAAGAAGTCATCAGCAATGTGATTCGGTATGAAGGCGAACTCGTCAAGAAAGATGACATTATAGGATCCACCTCGGACAGCAGATGAAGAAGTAGAGTTTGCCGAAATCTTTGATCCATTTTCTAATTCTAAAGAACCCTTATTCCAAGATATTATACCTTGCTGCATCCAGTTAGGCAAATTTTCATATGCAAGTTGTAATCTGCCAAGTAAATCTCTAGCAGTGGATGCCTTGTTTGCTAGGACAGCAATATTTACATTATCATTGAAAACTGCATAATGCAAAAGATATGATATACATGTTGTAGATTTACCTGTCTGACGAGGCATCTTACATATGTTAAACCTATTCTTATGAAATCTATCAATTAATTTCTCTTGGAAATCATACATGTTAAAAGGAACTAGTCCCTCATCAAGAGAAACAATTTTTATATAATTTCTAGTAAAATATATTGGGTCTTCCTTACACTTTAAAAACTCAATAACCTGATCCTCGGTAAATTCATGAGGAGTATTAGCTTTCTTTAAATTAGGATTACCAAGATATACATTATCATTCATAATAAATCATTCCCCAAATTGTAAATCATCTCTCCAATCGAAAGTCTCAGGTTTTTTCATTTTAAATAATGGACGTATTTGGTCAGGGCCAATAACATCAACAAATTCCACATATGGATTACCATTAGCATCCTCTATGGTCACCTTATCTTGATGATCATTATTTAAATCCATTAGATTATCTTAAGATTCCTTATTATTTAGAATACCTTGCTTAAGCATTTTTGATAGATCTGATGTAGATCCTACAAATACTGCGTTATTTGTAACTTGACTTGGACCTTTTGCTTTTTCTTCATCTACTTCTTTTACCTTTTTCTGAAGTTCCATTAACTTATCAGTAGTATCAGCAACTGACTTAATAATTTGTCCTGCAACTTCATATGCTCTTGGACTTGCACTTTCACCTGCAAGTTCCATTATACCATTAAGTGATTCTTGTCCTTTTTCTATTAATGAATATAAGTTAGCACGAGTATAATCATAATCTTTTTCGACATCATTAGTTACATCTTTTAGTCTATCTTTTCTTCTAACACAACCTCCCTCTGGGTTATCATTAACTTCAATAGCACTAGTAGTATTAAGTGCTTCGTCAATAGGATCATAACTATTACTCATGATTAAATATCCTCTTGTCTTGTTGGACTATAAGTTTGATCTGCCTTTAATGAATCAGATGCAGCTGAAACATCCTGCCAACTTTCACTAAATCCAAAGTCATCAGCAGGCCCTGCATCTGCAGGATTAGGTGTTACTGTGTATCTCATTTCACGTTTAGCAGTCTTAGTATTCGTATCTGCATATAGATCAGTCTGAACTTTCTTAATAAGTCCACTGGTGGTCTCAGCAACAGGACCGAAGAGATAAGTCTTGGCAGTAAAATTTATAGTATAGATAAGTGCTCTTCTAGTAGAAAAGTCTCCTTCATAATCATCTTGAAAAGATATGTTATCAAGAATGATAGGAATATCTCTCTTTTCTCCTATAGCACTTACCAAATCTACAGTTAAGTTAAATGATGGTTGGAAATATGGTAATATCTGTTCTACAATTTGTAAAGCATCATCATTTAATTTAGTAAAAATATTTAATTCAAATCCAATATTATATGGAACTGGCATATATACTTTCTTTAAATTTGTTCCATCAGATGTTTTAAAAGTTTGAGTGACTCCAACTTTTCTAGAAGAATCATAGGCAACATTATTCATCTCAAATGACATTCTGGGAAGTGTTATTTGAATGGGTTTATTTAAATCTGCCTGTTGCTCTAATCTAGCAAGAAATTTTTGTGAAGGTCCATACGACAATGGAACTCTAAAATCACTAAATGTTGAACCATCTTGTTCTTTATGCTTTATATTAATACCATTAAAAACAGTACCAAAAGAAATAATGGTTTTTCTAATTATCTCATGATAATAATAAGTTCCTAACATTATACACCACCAAATGGATTTGATTCACTGAAATCAAGAATAAGATCTGCCTCAGTCTCTATATCAGTATTCTGATCATATTTATCTAAATTCTCACCTTCTGGAACAGATTCTATACTATACTTAGCAGAAGATGCAGATCCAACAAGGGTTTCTCCTCTTTGGAATACCCCATTTTCATTACCAACTACAAGTACCCTAGTATCAACATCCCAACTCTTGACTCTACCAGTTGTTCCACTATATCCACCAGTAACAATCTCATTATATTGATATGTACCAACTCCAGTAACAGAATCTGAAGCACTAAATGATATGGTAGAAGTTCCTGCAGTATATCCAATACCTGCATCAATCAGAAGAACTGAAGTAACAATTCCACTACTATTAATATATGCGGTACCCGATGCACTAAATCCAGTATTAGGAGTACCAAAGGTAACTGAAGGGGCAAAACTATATCCAGCACCAACCGTAGTAAATCCAACCGTTGCAATACCAACTCCACTAGTAACTAGAGTTGCAGTTGCTGCAGCTCCAACTCCATGATAAGTTGTAACTCCATTAGTTGCAGTTGTTGCTGCACTCACAATATTGACGGTTGGTACAGTCGTATATCCAGAACCAGGATTTGTGATTAATAATTCCTTAACTGAATAAACATTATTTACTGATGTAGTTATAGCAACAGCTGTTGCATGATCTCCTGTTGGAGAAGTTGATATTGCAACTGTTGGATTCTTAGTATACCCATAACCATCATTATTAAGCCAAAGTGTTCGTACATATCCAGAAACATTCCCAGTTGTAGAGGCAGTTCCTACTGCTGTAGTTCCTACAGAAAATAGAACTAGATTAGTTGCAAATCCTTGATCCTCAATGGTCTCATCAATTTCATCAATACTGGTATCAATAACCTCATCCTCATACTCAAATAGTTCACATTGCAATTGATATACATAATTCTTACCTAATTGATAAAAAGGTTTCTCATGTTCTACAAATTTAACTTCAAATAATCTTTGACCTAAAGGGAAATATACTAAATCTCCTTCCTCAGGTCTTGTAGCAACTGTAATTTCACTATCACCTGCCATAAATGGTGCAATAAAATCTTCAAATCTTTCCTTTGATATAGTCAAGAGTAATTCATCCTTTAAACTAACTCCAAATTTAGTCATTATATCACCTTGACCATCATATCCTTCGTAAGTATTCACATAGGCTTCCAATAGATAATTATCATCAAACCTTGATGCCGTTACTTCTCTAAAGATTGTTTTCTTATTTACAACTTTTCTGGGTATATAAGTTACTTCGACACCATAAATTGTAAGTTGCTCATTAATTAAATCCTGAACAAGTCTTTGCTCACTTTGTGAACCTTGGAGAAAAAAGGGATTTAATGCCATTATCCTATCGCATCAAGTGGTGGTAATTCGTATTCAGTAGCCATTTTCTCTTTAATATATTCCAATTCTCTTTGTGCATCATCATATATTTCTCTTCCATTTAATTCTAATCCACCAGGAAGTTTTACTCCCTTAAATTTGATTAAATTCATACCCCATTGACGTTTAATCAATTGAGTCAAATAGAGTTTAAGGAACCTATCATTATATACTTTTGTATATGATAGAGGGTCTAATGCTCTCCAACAATCAAGAACCAGATAAGTACCAGCAGTTTGAGCTGCCCAATCAATATCCATGTATAATCTATCTTGTCTTTGATTAAATCTTATTTGTTTATCTGTAGTTAAAAGAAAATCAATATCTTCTAGATATGTTTTAACCATAGAATACTGAAGTAATTCAATTGAATTAAATTGGTACAAATCATTTAAAAATAACTGATATTTAATACTAAACATTCCACCTGAAATGGAACTTGTATCAAATTTAAATATTTTTTCTACACCAATTACTGAATCTGGAACTTGAAGGAAATTAGAATTCTCATACCACTGAGTTGTAATAGTTCCAATTCCACTGACAGAAGTTGATTCTGCAGTGGTAGTTACAATACCCACTCCAGTGGTACCAGATGCTTTTCCTCTATCAATCTCTTCCTGAGTAATTTGATGCTTCAAATACATTCTCTCAACACCATCATAATGACGTTCATTGAATAACTGAAGTGCATCATCAAGTAAATCATCTATTTGATCATCAGCGACATTAATTTCTAATACTGGAGCACCAAGTTGCCTCTTACAGTAATCTATTAATTCTTGTTTGGTACTTGGTTTAGCCATCAGTAAGATCCTCCATCTATTAATCCAGCAGTTAAGGTTCCAGTAACATTAGCAGTAGCAGCAGTTAAAATCCCTGTAATGTTTCCATTTGTAGCAGTGAATTCATCAAATGTTAAATCATCTTTAATATATAGATCTCCACCAACATATAAGTCATTACTTGTAGTAACAACTCCTACAAAGCTAGAAACACCAGCAACATTTAAAGTACCATTTACATCTAATTTTGCTTTTGGTATAGCAGATCCAATACCAACCCTATCAGTGCTACCATCAGAAAAGATTAGATGCTCATCATTTAATCCTTCAACACGAAAATCGAGATCATTACTACCATCATTGATTATAACAGTATCAATAGTTGATTCTTCAGCATGAATTAAAGGTTTACCGCCAGCAATTAATCGTATTTGATCACCAGTAAATTCAATATAGGTATCAGTATCACCCTTATGCCTGATGTTACCTGCTACGTATATATCCGCATCAAATGTAGAAATACCAGCAGTTACTATTAAACCACCATCAGTTATTCTTACACCACTTCTGGC